TAAAGCTCACACCTTCACAGGTAGCAATTGCTAAAAGATTAGGTGTGCCACTTGAAGAATATGCGAAACATTTAACCACGAAGGAGGTATAGGCATATGGTAAACGAAAAAAATACAATTAAGACTTCCCGTGCGAGCGAAACTAGGACTAAAACAGATAGACCTAAAGTTTGGACTCCACCATCATCTCTGGATGCACCACCTGCGCCAGACGGATTTAGACATAGATGGATAAGAGCCGAAAGTGCTGGCTTCGATGATACGAAGAACATTTCAGGCAAATTGAGATCTGGTTGGGAATTTGTTAGATCGGATGAATATCCGGATTCTAATTACCCAGCAGTCAAAGACGGAAAATACGCAGGAGTCATTGGAGTTGGCGGCCTATTGCTGGCTAGGATACCTGAAGAGATCGCAAAATCTCGCGAAGAGTACTTTGCAAAAAGAACTCAAGACCGAGAAGAAGCTATTGCAAACGATCCTTTTAAGGAACAGCATCCAAGTATGCCCATCAGCAAAGATAGGCAGACTCGTGTAACTTTTGGTGGCTCAAAGAAAAACTAATTATTTAGTAATTCCTAACCACAAAGTTTAAAATAAACTTAAGGAGAAAATAAATATGGCAAACTCAACAGCTGCCTTCGGTTTTAGACCGTTAGGCAAACTTGGTGGGAACCCAGCTGCAGGCGGACAAGATCAATATGTGATCGCGGACAACTACAGCTCGTCTATTTTTCAAGGAGACATTGTTAAACTTAATGCAACAGGTGGAGTTATCGTAGTAGATACTTCAGCCCTGTCTAGTGTATTAGGTGTATTCAATGGTTGCTTGATAGAATCGGACCCATCAACTAAAAAACCAAAGTTCGTTAATTTTTACTCACAAACGAATATCACTCAAGGTGAAATTCAGGCGTTTGTAATAACGGACCCAAATCAACTCTATCTCGTTAAATCTACAGGAACTGCTCTAGGAACAACTGCGGTTGGAACTAGCTTTGACCAAGTGTATGCTGCAGGTAATACCAACAATGGTATTTCAGGTGCTTACCTTAGTTTAGCTACTTCAGCGTCTGCTACTGACGGGCAAGTGATTGTGGTGAATACTTCACCATTTATAGGTAACGAGGAAGCTGTAACAAATGAAGATTTCATTGTTAGAGTTTCTAAGAGTCATCAATTACTATAACAGGAGAATAAACTATGGCTATCTCAAGATCACAACTAGTTAAAGAACTAGAACCAGGTTTAAACGCACTGTTTGGACTTGAATATAAACGTTATGACAGCGAGCATGAAGAAATCTTCATTAAAGAAACATCTGACAGAGCTTTTGAAGAAGAAGTTATGTTATCAGGTTTCGGCAACGCTGCCATCAAAGCGGAAGGATCTGGTGTCAACTACGATCAGGCACAAGAAACTTTCACTGCTAGATATACGCACAACACTATAGCTCTTGCATTCGCGATCACTGAAGAAGCGATCGAGGATAACTTGTATGACAGACTAGCGTCTAGATATACAAAAGCATTAGCTAGATCAATGGCGAATACAAAGCAGGTAACTGCGGCTAACGTATTGAATAATGGATTCAGCACTAACTTTTTAGGTGGTGACGGATCTCCTTTATTCTCTACGACTCACGCTACAATCTCTGGAACATTTAGAAACACGCTTGCAACACAAGCTGATTTAAATGAAACATCTTTAGAGCAGTCTTTAATTGACATCGCTGCTTTCACAGATGAAAGAGGTTTAAAAATTGCTGCTCAAGGAATGAAATTAATCATCCCTTCTGAACAACAATTTACTGCAGACAGATTAATGTCTTCTGCTGGTAGAGTTGGAACAGCTGATAATGATATCAATGCAATCAGAAACAAAGGAATGATTCCACAAGGTTATGTTGTGAACCATTTCTTAACTGACTCTGATGCGTTCTTTATCATTACAGATGTACCAAATGGCTTAAAGTACTTCGAAAGATCCCCAATTAGAACTTCTATGGAGGGAGATTTTGAAACTGGTAACGTTAGATACAAAGCTAGAGAAAGATACAGCTTCGGCTTTTCTGACCCTAGAGGTGCATTCGGTTCATCAGGATCAGCGTAAAGACTTTTATTATAGGGCGGGCTTGACTCGCCCTATAATTCACTATAATAACATCCGTGAGAAGATGAAAACCTACCTAATAAAAGTATTTCTAGAAGGCATAAAAATCCAATTTACATTGGAATCTGAACCTATTTCTGTTACAGAAATGTTACATCAGAAAGTACTTGACTTTCTGGGAAAAACAAGTAAAGAGCAATTAGAA